GTAAGCGGAGAAAGGAATTACGTTGTAAACTCCGTACTTTTCTGCGATCTCTAATTTTAAATAGAAATCACCGTACTTACACATGTTTCTAATCCATGACCATAGGTTAAATTCTATGTTCATTACGGAGTAGAACAAGTTTTCTAATAGGTTTTGAATATTTTCGTCCGCAGAAGTGATGTGTAATACTTGACCTTGATCGTTCTTTAAAGTACACTCGTCAGCAATAATATCCAACGCAGAAGCAATGATAGCATCCGTATCCATAGCATCGTAATCAGCGTAGATTTGTACACGAGCTGATTGATAGTTTTGTGCTAGATTTAAGTTAACACCGTAAGCCGTAGAGGTAGTGTATACTTTGTGGAATCTATCGATTAACGAGTTAGTTTGAATTACACCAGAAGTCTGAATGTGTTCTGTATCTATTACGCTTAAGTTCTTACCTCCAGAATCTCTGATAATGACATCAGTAGAGAATAGTCTTCTTAACGCCGAAAATAGATTGTCTTGTTTGTTGTCTGCCATATCTTTATATTATAAAAGCCAAGTTAAATCTTGTTGTTCTTTTCCCATCGGCGTTGCAATCTCTTGCTGCCATGGATTTTGACCATAATTGGTATAGGACTGGTACATTGGACTATCGTCTCCAACTTTTGTGTAAGAGTTTAAAGTCGCTTCTGTCAAACTCTGAGCGGTCCTTTTGAACCTCAAAGAAGTCTCTCTCAAGTACATTCCTATTGCGAAAGCCATTACCAAATCATCGTTGTATCCTGACATGGCCTGTTGCTTACCATTCTTCCATATAAATACGCGAAGCTCCTCTAATAATCTAATCGATCTTATAGTTACTGTTTTGTTTTCTATGAAATCTCTCATTTTTTCTAGTACAGAAGGTCTCACTTTGGTACTCATTGTGAATCCTGGAACTAAGGACGAGTTTCCGTAATGTACGTTTAAGTAATTATCAAAGTCTGCCGAGTTGTCCGATCTGTGACTAAAATGGATATTGGCGTAACCGCTCTCAACCACGCCCTGAACTACGTCCCAACCAATATTTGCATTTTCAATGACCAATAGTGCTTGATTGTATCTAGTTGCTATCGCTATCAATTCGTTGGCGTACACTCTGGTATCTGTCTGGGCTTTAAATTCAGCTACTTGCGCTAATGTCTCTGTATCTATAACATGATAAGCAGAGTAGTCCATAGAGTCTCCTCTCGCTACGTCGGCAACTACCATGTAATAACTCGTTGGTTTCGGATATTCCCAAATCCAAAGTGCTTTTTCCTGACCTTCTCTATTGAGAGGTTCTGATATCATGTTTGCCTCGTACCAAGTTAAAATTTCTGGAGGAATTACTGTGTTACCAGAAGTTGCGAAGTCACAATCACACTCTTGAGCGGCCATTCTAATTCCCAAATCCATGTCCTGTTTATCTCTCCAGTCTTGCGCTCTTTCGGGGTGAACATTCCAAGGTAAAGAAATAGGTAAAAAACTATTCTTTTGTAATTGTGCGTCTGTGTAAGATTTGTGGAACCAGTTACCAACACCGTTAGGAGTAGATAACGCTATACATCCACCTCCTGTTGCCAAGGTCATCTTAGCAGCGGTGTAGATTGTTTCAATATTGTCGATGAATGCGGCCTCATCAATTACCAGTAGAGATACGGCTTCAGAACGACCTGCGTCACCTGCTGCCGATACAGCTTTGATTTGAGAACCGTTTGTTAGTCTTAAACTTAATGCGTTGTTAGAGGTTGCAGCCGCTCCGATCTTCATCCAGTTTGGAAGGTTATCGTAAGCGAATCTAACTTTTGTAACCATGTTCTTTGCTGTATCTTGCTTGGTCGCAATTACAAGAACGTTCTTATCTTTTGAAAATATCATCAACCACAAAGAGTAAGCGGACACTAGAGTAGAGATACCCAACTGTCTTGACTTATTGATTATGGATTCTGGATATTTTTGAAATAGAGTTAGTACCTTCTCCTGAAAAGGATAAAGGTCGAACAACATTCGACCTCTTTGTGGATGCTGGATCATGTAATACTTCTTCATGAAATATACAGGATCTTGAGCGCAAGTTATAAACTCGTGCTTAATTCTTTCTTTTATATCGATCTGACTCTCTGACATTATTTATGCGTTACAGCAAGACCTATAATTAGGGCTCCCATTGCAAATTTTGTGATCTTATTCAACTTATTTTTTCTATCCAATTTTCTAATGTCTCCTTTTAAACCTTCAACCATTACTTTGTAGTTGTTTTGTTGTTCTACTTGCTTTTGTATGATTGATTCGTAGTTGCCTTCTTTAGTTCTTAGAGTTACAATGACTTTATCTTTACCGTTTACTGTAGATTCTAAGTTAGTGATTAAACTGTCTTGGTTTAAAACAATGTTTTTAGTTCTATCGAAATCTACTAAATCAACAACGATTGCTTTAGATACTGGGACTGGTAATATAGTTGTGTCCTTTGTTTCTACTTTGTATTGCTCAGCATATCTTACAACAAAGAAACTGTCGATCTCATGAGGTCTCATTTTAGCTGCAGCCTCTAATTCTGACTTATCTTCTTTTAGCTCTTTTACTTTAGACGATAAAGTCTTTGTTTTTTGTTCCAATACTAAATTCTCTTTTTCTACCACTTGAATAGTAGTTTCTAAACTGTCGTTCTGTCCGTGTAAAGAATCTATTTGCACGGCTAATTGTTCTATTTGATTCTCGTAAGCTTCTGTTTTAAATCTAACTCCGTCAAATTCCTTGAAGAGCAAATAAACACTTGCCACTAAAAATAAGGCGATAATGCCTTTAACTGCTATTTTCATAGTTTTTTATTTTCTAATAAATATGTCACTAAGCCCCTTCTTCCATTGGGCTATAAATACGCTTTTTACTAATTAATAAGAATTGGGCCTGGGTCATTTTAAGACCATTTATGTAATATTCCTCTTTGCCATCAGCGTAAATCATTGCTGGGCCTTTCAAATTGTGAGGTTTTCTGTTCTGTCCTGGATCTTGGATGTAATGGATTTTTATGCCATCAATCGTATTCATGACACCGTACGTAATCTTTTTCATATAACCAATTTAATAAATTTTCTTGATACTTTTTAACTAAAGTTTGTGGTATTACTTAGCTTTGTAATCACACATGATATGGGTAGGATATAATCCACCTTGTTTGTTTCTGATATTAACTTTGAAGAAGTACTTTGCAGATTCAAATACGAGATCTATTCTTTTTCCTTTTCCGTCAATTCCTCCATAGTATACAACTACTGGAGATGTTATCGTTGAGGCTTGTTTATTGTATTTTTTATCTATCTCAAAAAATAGGTCTCTACCTTTACCTGCTTGAGCATAATAGTATCCTTCGCCTATACCAGAACTAACTAGATGCTGTAATTTTGCTACGTCTGGAGTAGTTTTTTTCTTTGGTCCAACGTATCCTTTTTTGCCATATTCGTTAAATACTTGGCAGAATAATTTGTTGTTTATTCCTAAAGTCTTTAAAAGAATTTTTCCAGATTCATTTTTTATTTCTCCGCTTTTTATTTCATTTGCGGGTAATATTGTAGATATTCCTGAATTGAAGAAGGTTAAAGTTCCTCCGAATTTAGCAGATATATAATAAGGCATTTTGCCCTTCTTAATAGTGATGTCTGTTAAAGTTTCTGCTGCAGTTCCTGCTGAGAATGCAATTTCTGGTCCTTTAGCAGTTATTTTTAGAGGTCTTGATTGATTCTTTTTTCCTTCTGGAATTACATCAAAATTTCCCTTTTTTAATCCTAATTCGTTTGCCATTTCTAAAACTAAAGTAGGGTGATTGAAGTCTTTAGCATCTTTCAATCCGTTTTGTTTTAGATTTTCCAAGTCTGCAGTTAGTGTTCCTTCGAATCCTAAACCTTTTGATTTTACGCCTCTACCACCTCTTGAACCTTCTCCAAATTTGATAGAAAGTCCGTTCCATTTAATTCTACCATCGCTTATATCTTGACCTGTTAGTTTTTTAATTGCAGCGATAGTTTTCTTATCTGTCTGTAATTTTCTTGTAATGTTAACCGCGTTAGGCACTTCAGGGTCCAAAGCAATTGGATCTTCTATATCTGTATTCGCTTTAACTGCCGTGAATAAAGATTTAATGTCTTTATTTTTAATTTCCTTTTCTGATTTTGGAAATACAGTAAATGCTTCCGTTAAAATTCCTTTAAGTATTTGCGCTTCTGTTAGTGGTTCTGTTTCTTCTGTTTCGCCTCCTTCTTCTGCAGCCGGCGCGGTTTCTACTCCAGTTTGATCTCCGCCTCCGTTATTATTTCCACCGCTTAAGCTACCGTCGTCTTCGCCTTCCGGTCTTGTACCTTGTTCAGCGCCTTCAGGACCTTTTGTTTTTAATGGGCTTCCTTGCTGTAATAATCTACTAATGCCCTTCATCGCTCTTTCTTTCTCACCAATACTAGATAGATAATGTCTCTTACCAGATATTATGGCTAGATAAATGTCATCTCCCATGTAAGATAAATAAAAGAATTGACTATTGTGTAAAACAATTTTAAAACTAGTTGGCTTAGGTGATTGAATGAATATCGCAGTGATGTACTCTTTGAAAGCCGGAGTCATTAATTCAGCCAATAGCTCATTCAACGTATGATACTTCTTTAGAATAAAACCCATTGGGTCCTTATCGAAAGCAGAATCCGGTTTGTCATCTTTTTCGTTAGCTCTGTCGTCAGCCTTTTCTTCAGCGTCGTTTTTCTCTACTTCCTTTTCTTTGTCTTTAACGTTGTCTTCTTCGTCAGCTTCTAAAAGAATTGCCTTTAGTATGTGTAAGTCTTTATTCATTATGATAACAATGCGTGATATTCTTTAAAATGTTTGATTCTGTCAGGTAATCCGATAGTTCCACCGTTCACTCTCTTTGTGATTGAAGTAACTACAGCATCAGTAGCACCGCCATCAGCCATTATGTGTAATTTATTCTTATTGAAAAACCATGCAGCGGATAACAAAGCGTATTTGTCAGCAACCAATGTTGGGTTAGTTGCAATGTCTTCGTTGATTGATTTTCCGAATGCTGTGTAGTTGTCTTTACCGGTTAATTGGATGTAACCGCGACCACAATATTTAGCGCCATCTCCAGTTGACTCTGCGCCGTTACCCATTCTACCTCCATAAACTTTATTAGCAATCTTTTCAGGTTTTCTTTCATAAGGCAAAGCTGATTCTAATGTTGGAAAGTACTTCTTAAAAATACCATTCAAACCTTTTGCAGAATAGTTTAAGTTTTCTTTTGTCAATCTAAATCCACCAGATTCATGACCGCATTGAGCTAGAAAATGAGCTAATCTTAATGGAGTATTGATTTGGAATTTCTCCATTACTCCAGGAATCTGTTCAATTACTTTGTCTGGTATGTGGCCTTTTAATTTATCTAGATTCATGTTTTCCATTTGCGTGCATTTTTTTTCTGTGTCAATACAACTTTTTCTGTGGGTGGTGGATAATTATTCTTTCTTTGTGCTAGTGCTTGATTATTTTTTTGTCTCCTATATTCTAAATCTCCAACTGGATAATCTCCGCGTTTATCATCTGCACCAAAAATAGATGTTCCTTTTGTTTCGTATATTTCTTGATCAGGAATTTCGTTATTCTCACCTGCTTCGTATTCGTAGTATCCGTCGTTTGCTTGACTAATATAATTGTCAGCGTTTGTAATATGATCTTGTACCCAAGCTGGAATATCAATCTCTTCGTCACCCATTTTATTCATTAATGCGCTAGCGTTGCTTACAATATTTTGTAAACTGGCTTTTGCCATTGAAACTTCGTGATCCATTCCTTCAGAATATGCATCTTCGTCGTCTTTAACTGGTCCGTTTATAAGAGCTGCTTCCAAAGAAGTAGCGTCACCGTCTTCCTCTTCCGTATATCCACACTCTGCACACATTTTATCTTCGTACATCATAGCGGCTCCACACTCTTTACATATATTATTTCTAGAATCCATTGCACTCATCTCTGATCTTGATAATGATGGCATTGTTTCCATTGGTCTCTCTTCGTTACCAAATCTAATTCCTTCTTTCTTAGGTGCTTGCGTTTTGAACTCAGTTTTCATGTTTTTTTCGATAGCTCCGCCTCTTTTCTTTTCCCAAGAAGAGATTTGTTTATCTTTATCTAAGTCAGCTAAGTTTGGCTTCTTTAATCCTGAATTTTTGTAAGAGATTTCGGCTACTGCCTCTTTAAGAATGTCTTTAAGTTTCATTATTATTTCTTTTTCGATTTGCTTGCTTTTTTCCATAAACCTTTGTCTGCTTTTCTTGCTCCGCCTTTTCCAGTTACAAAAGAATTAACTCTTGCCATTGCCCACTGATGTTGTCCAACTCCAGGTCTGTGGCCAGTTTTCCATGCAGCTAGTCCTTTATCGTATACGCCTCTTAAAACTGTTTTTGAAATGCCAGTTGCTTTTGCTTTGTTAGCTAAAGCTGTGTCTGCATCTCCTTCGTTGATACTTTCGCCAAATCTTTTTTCGTAAGCTGAAGTTGCCGCTGATTTTTTTGTCTTGTAAGGTTTCTTTTTATCTTTGTCTGCGTAATCTGCGTCCCATTTAGTGTAAGCTGAGGGATCATCGTTGCTTAATTTAGCTACTCTGTCGATCTCTCCTTTCATTGCGGACTTATTCTTAGTAAGATAGGCTTTGTTTACTTTTCTACCTGCTTTAGTTCTTTCTGCCTCTTCTATCTCTACTCCAAGTTCATCTCTAAATTGACTGAACTCATTATAGTCTAATCCTCTTAGTTCTTTTTCTATATCTTCTTTAGA